GGCGGATAAGGTTTATACATGGCGACTATTACTTATACAGTTACGGTTGCAACTGGAACGAACCAATATAGTGCTAATGTAAATAAGTTCTATATTAACGGAGAAGTTAGTCCGGTTCTAGAATTGCAAGAAGGAAATACTTACATCTTTAATCAAGATGATAATAGTAATACAGGTCATCCTTTTAGATTTTCAGCAACAGCAAACGGAACTCACGGAACTGCTCCAGGTGGTGCTTCAGGAGTTGAATACACTACAGGTGTAACAACGGATGGAGTTCCAGGAAATGCTGGTGCTTATACTCAAATCGTTGTCGCTCCAGTACAAACTGTAGGCGCTCCGGTATTATTTTATTATTGTTCTATACATAGTGGTATGGGTAATACTGCTCTTACAAGTCCTCCAACTTCAGGTGAAACATTTTTTAATCCATCGATGGATGAAATTATTGAAGAAGCTTTTGAAAGAACAAGTATGAGAGGAACTAGAACAGGTTATCAATTAAGATCTGCAAGAAGATCATTAAATATTATGTTTTCAGAATGGGCCAACAGAGGCATTCATTTATGGAAAATAAAATTAGCTAAGATACCTTTAATACAAGGTCAAGCAGAATATAGTTTTGCAACTGATTCAGTTAATTTTCCAAATGATTTAGACGAAGTATTAGAAGCCTATTATAGAAATAATTCTACTCCAACTGCACCTGTAGATGTTGCACTTACTAAAATAGATAGATCAGCTTATTCACAAACACCAAACAAATTAACACAAGGCACACCTTCACAATATTATGCACAAAGAAAATTAAATCCAAGTATATTTTTATATGCAACACCTAGTGCTAGTATATCAAGTACAACTACACCAAGTAGTTTTCAATTTTGTTTTTATTATATGGCAAGAATTCAAGATGCAGGTGCATATACAAACACAGCAGATGTTATAAATAGATTTTATCCATGCATGATGTCAGGTCTTGCTTATTACTTAAGTTTAAAGTTTGATCCTGAAAGAACACAGTCATTAGAAAGAACTTATGAAAGTGAAATGTTGAGAGCACTCGATGCAGACAACCAAGGTACATCTAGTTTCATATCACCACAAACATTTTATGGAGATGGTGTATAATGGGTGGTTACGCTTCAGGAAAAAATGCTTTAGCAATTTCTGATAGATCAGGAATGAGATTTCCATATTCTGAAATGGTTAGAGAATGGAATGGTTCCTTAGTTCATTACTCAGAGTTTGAAGCAAAGCAACCACAGCTTTCTCCAAAACCAGTAGGTTCAGATCCACAAGCTTTATACAATCCAAGACCACAAAGATCATCTACAGCTGTTTTAATTTTATTAGATAACAATCCTTTTACAAGTATCATTTATAGTGGAACAACTTATGTAAATGTTTATTCAGAAGATCATCAAAGAAAAGCAGGAGACGTTGTAAGATTAAGAGGAGCACCCGAAGTAACAACTGCAGGAACAGGTGGAGCTGATGCTTTTAATTTACAACAATTTGCCAACATACCTACATTTGATAATGTAAGTGATTTAAATAATGTAAATGGTTTTACAATTGCATTAGGACAAATAGATTCTGCAGGAAATGTTACAGGAGCTACAACAACTGATCCTTTAACAAATCCAATAAGTTATTTTTATATAACTAGCACTAGCAATGCAACGACAGGTAATATACAAGGAGGAGGTCCAGCTTGTTCTGCAGGACCCGTAACACTAAAGGCATTATAATATGGCATACACATTAGCAAATTTAGAAAATGATATTAGAAACTACACAGAAGTAGATAGCACTGTATTTAGTTCTGCTATTCTTAATCCTATTATTAAAAATGCAGAAAACAAAATTTATAGAGAAGTAGATTCTGATGAAGAAAGACACTACGCAACTTCTAATACTATTAGAGAAAATAGATTTGTAACTATACCTGCTGACTTAAGATTTATTAGATACGTTCAATTAACTAATACTGAGGGAAATCAATTTTATTTAGAGCAAAGAGATACTAGTTTTATGGCTGAATACTACTCCACACCTAGTACACAGGCTGTAGGAATACCAAGATATTATGGTAACTGGGATACAGAATTTTGGATAATTGCTCCAACACCTGATAAAACTTACAAAATTACATTAGCTTTTAATAAAGAACCAGTAAGTATAACAAATACTACTCAACCAACTGCAGCTCCGGCTGCTACAAATGGAACTTATTTATCAAATAAATATCAAGATTTACTTTTATATGGTTGTCTGGTAAATGCATATGGATACTTGAAAGGACCTCAAGATATGATACAATACTATAATCAAGCTTATGAAAAAGCTTTGATGTCGTATGCGATTGAACAACAAGGTCGAAGACGCCGAGACGAATATCAAGATGGAGTTATTCGTACTCAATTAAAATCCGAGTCACCATCAAGTTATTAATAATTAAGGAGAAAAAAATAAAATGGCAAATATAGTACCTTTTTCATTTGCACAAGAATTGTTCAAAGGGAATCATAACTTTACAACTACCTCTGGTGGATCAGCTGGTTATAAAATTGGGCTTTACACAAACAACGGCGGCAATGTTGGAGCATACACTACATCAAGCACAATTGCATTAACAGGTCCCTCTGGTGGAGGAGCACCTAACTATGAAGTTGCTACAACAGGTGGAACTCAATATTCAGCATTATCATTAGTTACAGGAACAGTTGCAAATCAAACAAACGTTGCAACAGTAGATTTTTCTACTAACCCAGTTTGGGGTTCAGGAACACCAGCAACTTTTACAGCTAGAGGAGCAGCTATTTATAAAAATACTGGAACTCCTGCTCAAGATTTGTTAGTAGTAGTTTTAGATTTTACAGCAGACTTTTCATGTTCGAATGGAACTTTTACAGTTACATTTCCAAATCCGGCTACAGGAACACCTGCTGGTTCAGATGCATTGTTAAGTATAACATCGTAATAGGAGTAAAAATAAATGGCGTTAGTAATAAATGATAGAGTTAAAGAAACAAGTGCCAGTACAGGAACTGGTAATATTACTTTAGCGGGAAGAGCACAAGGCTTCATTACATTTAATAGTGGTATTGGAACTGGTAATACAACTTACTATGCAATTTATGAAACCGGAACTAACAAATTTGAAGTAGGTGTAGGAACTCTTTCGGCTTCTACTACTTTAGAGAGAACTACAGTTATAAGTAACTCTGCAGGAAATACTTCAAAAATAACTTTTACAGCTGGTGGACTAGATGTATTCTGTACATTACCTGCAAGTAAGGCAGTGTATTTAGATGCTTCAACACCTCCAGTACCAATAGGAGCAGCATCAGCTGGCTTTGCATTAGCAATGGCAGTTGCATTATAAATAGGAAAAAAATATGGCACAAGATTTTAGAAACAATTTACAAGGCGCAGTTGGAACATCACCAGTTAACTTAATAGTTGCAGGTGATTTTGATGCAGTAATTGGAATTAGAATATGTAATATTATATCTTCTACAGTTGAAGTTGATGTTTACATAACTAATAGTGGAAACAAACACATCGCAAAAGGTGTTGTAGTTCCACCCAATAGTGCTATCGAATTAATCCAAGGTGGTGCAAAAATTGTTTTAGAAAACGGCGATACATTAAGTGCAGTTTCAAACACAGCTTCGTCTGTTGATATTGTTACTTCTTTTATTGACACAATTAGCGCATAGGAGGAATTATGAGTGCAGTAGTAAACGGGATCCAATATATCGGAGGGCAAACCTCTCCTAATGAATTTATAAATAATCAAGCGCAAACCATTGATGGTACGCAAACAATTGAAAGTGCAGTTTTAGCTGGACCTATTACTATTCCTGCAACTATAACAGTAACAGGGACTTTAGTAATAGTATAATGTCAAAAATAGAAGTAGATGCAATAACAGAACAATCAGGATCAACACTTACAGCAGGTGGTGGAGCAGGTAAAACTGTTGTTGTAGATGCAACTACTGTAACTTTAGGTAGATGTGGTGGAACGGTAGCTTTAGCTTCAGGTGCTAGTCAAACAGGTTTTGGTAGAACAGGGACTGTCGATTGGCAAACAGGATCAATTAAAACAAGTACATTTACAGCCGCAAATGGCGAAGGTTATTTTGCTAACACAGCAGGTGGTGCATTTACTATGAATTTACCAGCAGGTGTTGTTGGAGCAATTGTATCGGTTGTAGATTATACAAACACATTTCAAACAAACAATTTAACCGTTTCACCAAACGGATCAGAAAAAATTGGTGGCGTTGCAGAAGATGCAAAATTACTAACAGAAGGACAATCAGTTACTTTTGTATATGTTGATGGAACAGAAGGTTGGAAAAATGTACAAGATTCAACAAGTAATGTTACAGGAGCAGCTTTTATTTGTGCTTCAGTTAGTGGTAGTGGTAATACTTTAAGTACAGCACCAGATTGTGCTAATGCAAAAATAGCAACATTTACAGGTCCAGGAACTTTTACAGTTAATAGTGTTGGATCGTGTGCAACAAATAATTTAGTATCTTATTTAATAGTAGCAGGTGGTTCAGGAGGTGGTTATGATAGAGGTGGTGGAGGTGGAGCTGGAGGTTTTAGAGAAGTAAAAAGTCCAATTACACCTTATACAGCTAGTCCTTTAGATGGATATCCAAGCGCACCTAATAGAGTAACTGTTAGTGTGCAAGGTTATGGAATAGTAGTTGGTGCAGGTTCTGCTGCAGGAGGTGGTCCAAGTAGGCCTCCTAATGGAAGTGTTTCAAGTTTTGGAGGAATTACATCCGCAGGTGGTGGTGGAGCAGGTTCTCCAGGAGCAACTTCTGGAAATCCAGGAGGTTCAGGTGGTGGAGCAAGAGATATTGCAGCTTCAGGAGGAAATGGAAATGATCCTTCCACATCTCCAGCACAAGGTCAAAATGGTGGATCTTCTACAGGAAATCAAAGTGGTCCAGGAGGTGGTGGTGGGGGAGCTACACAAACAGGTTTTGATGGACAAGGTAATCCCTCTACACCAACGATGGGAGATGGTGGAGATGGTGCAACAACTTCAATTTCAGCAAGTTCAACAGCTTACGCAGGTGGTGGTGGTTCAGGTGGTGGTGGTTGTGTTCCAGCAGGAGGAGAAGGTGGTACTGGTGGTGGTGGTACTGGTGCAGGTAATTCTGGTCCAGATGGTACTGCAGGAACTGCTAACACAGGTGGTGGAGGTGGAGCAGGTAATGGAGGTGGAAGTGGTTATCAAAATGGTAAAGCAGGTGGATCTGGTATAGTAATAATAAGGTACAAATTTCAATAATTATGACAAGTAAAATTAAAGTAGATAATATAAATAAAGTTTCAGATGATTCAAACATCATCAACAAATGCGGTACAAACATCACTATGGGTGTAAATGGTGATACTGTTATTCTTCCTAATGGAGTAACAGAACAAGTTCAATCAGGTGCCGCGATTCAAGTTCAATCAGGTGGATCAATTACAATTGCATCTGGTGCAACTATAACTAACAACGGAACGGCCGTAGGTTTAGGTCGAACAGGAACTGTTGATTGGAACACAACTCCAAAAACAGGGACTTTTACTGCAGTGTCAGGAGATGGATTTTTTTTAAATACGTCAGGTGGAGTAATAACAGCTAACCTACCAGCAGGTGTTGCTGGAGCAATAGTTTCTTTTGCAGATTATGCAGGTACTTGGCAAACTAATAATGTAACAGTAACTCCTAATGGAACAGATAAAATTGGTTCACAAAATCAAAATGCAACTTTAAATATAGAAGGCCAATCAGTAACTTTTGTTTTTGTTGATTCAACACAAGGTTGGATTAATACTATGGATTCAACAAGTAATGTTAGAGGAACTCCCCCTTTTATAGCAGCCACAGGTGGAACAGTTACTTGTGAGGGCAATTTTAAAATTCATACATTTACAGGTCCAGGAACTTTTCAAGTTACTAGAACTGCCACATCTGCACCTCAAAACAAAATAGATTATTTAGTGGTAGCGGGCGGTGGAAGTAGTACAGGAACTATGGGAAGTGGAGGAGGAGCAGGAGGATTTAGATTATCAAATGATACTTGTATGTCTGCACCTCAAACTTCGCCTTTAGCAACTCCAACAGGTATTACAGCATCAGTTGCTTCTTTTCCAATAGTAATTGGAGCTGGAGGCACAAGACCAAACCCAAATTCTCCAGGTGGAACAGTTGGTAATGTTTCAAGTGGTTTAGGAATTTCTTCCGCAGGTGGAGGTGGTGGAGTTGCCGCAGGCCAGGATGGTCAAAATGGTGGATCAGGTTCAGGTGGTGGTGGAGAATTTCCAGGTAGAGTTGGTGCAGGAGGAACAGGTGATACACCTTCAGTAAGTCCTCCACAAGGAAATGACGGAGGAACTGGTGGACAAGCACCATCTAATAGAGGTGCTGGTGGCGGAGGTGGTGCAGGTGGTGCAGGCGCAGCAGGTAATAATGATGGAGGAGTTGGTGGAATAGGTTCATTTGTTGTTGCAACAGGTTTTGGTGGATCTAATGGTGAAGCTGGTCCAGTTAGTGGTGCAAGATATTTTGCTGGTGGTGGCGGTGGAGGATTTGAATCTCAAGGTGGACAAAATGGTGCTGGAGGTATTGGTGGAGGCGGAGATGGAGGTCCAGGACCAGGAACAAATCCAGGAAATGGTCAAGATGGTGTTACAAATACCGGTGGTGGTGGAGGCGGTGCATCTAGAGGTGGTCCAGGAACTGGTGCAGGTCAATTAGGTGGATCAGGTGGTTCAGGCATAGTAGTAATAAGATATAGGTTTCAATAGGTAAAAATTATGAGTGAAATAAAAGTAAATAAAATTAGTCCAAGATCCGGAACAGCATTCACATTAGGAGATAGTGGCGATACGTTTACAATCCCTTCAGGTGCAACTATTAACAACCAAGGTACAGCAGTAAACTTTGGTGCAACAGGTTCAGCGTCTTGGGTAACAACAGTTAAGACATCAACTTTTACAGCAGTTGCTGGTGAAGGTTATTTTATAAATACAACAGGTGGAGCAGTAACAGTTAATCTTCCAGCGGGAACTGCAGGAGCTGTTGTTGCAGTAAAAGATTACGCAAATACATTTGATACAAATGCAGTTACATTAGCTCCAAATGGTTCAGATAAAATTGGTGGTTCAACTGCTAATGCAGTTTTATCAACGGAAGGTATTGCAGTAACATTAGTTTTTGTAGATTCAACACAAGGATGGTTAGTAACAGATTCAGGTTTACAAAGTGAAGCTCCAGAACCAGATGCGTTTATTGTTGCATCGGGTGGAACAATATCAACAGTAGATACAAATTTTAAAGTACATACATTTACAGGTCCAGGAACATTTACAGTTTGTAGTGTTGGTAATTTGGGAGGTTCAACTGAAATTTCTTATATGGTAGTAGCAGGCGGTGGATCTGGTGGTGATTCAGCACCTGGTGATGGTGGTGGTGGAGCTGGAGCAGGTGGATTTAGAGAAGGTAAAACTCCTCAATGCACTTACACATCAAGTACAATAGCTTGTACATCAGGTTCTAATAATGGATTATCAGTTACAGCAACAAGTTTTCCGGTAACAGTCGGAGCAGGTGGTGCAGCTACTGCTGCAGGAAATCCTCCAGGAAGTGGAAGCCCTTCAACTTTTGCAGGAAGCACAACAATTACTTCTGCTGGTGGTGGCGGTGGAGCGCAAGGAAACTGTGGAACATATAAAGTGGGTGTTGCAGGAGGTTCAGGTGGTGGAGGCGGAAACGGAACAACAGCATTTGGTGGTGCAGGAAACACACCTCCAGTAAGTCCAGCGCAAGGTTTTGCAGGTGGGGATGGATTAGAAGTACCACCATCACCAGGCGGAAACTTTTTTGGTGGCGGCGGCGGTGGAGCGACTGTAGTAGGTTCAGACGCAGTAGGCCCTGGAAGTGGACCCGGCGGTGCTGGAGCAACAACTTCTATAAATGGTTCATCGACAGCGTTTGGAGGTGGCGGCGGTGGTGCGTGTGTTTCACCTGTTAGAGGTGGAGCAACAGCAACTGGTGGAGCAGGTGGTGGTGCTGACGCATCAACTTCAGGTGTCGGTAATAGTGGAACAGTAAACACTGGTGGTGGTGCTAGTGCTGGATTTGGTGGTAATAGTGGTGGTACGGGCGGTTCAGGAATAGTGGTGATAAGATATAAATTTCAGTAGTTGAATGATAATTAAAAATAATATATAAGGAGAAACATTATGGCACATTTTGCAAAACTAGGAGCTAACAGTAAAGTTATTCAAGTACTTACTTTGAATAATGGTGATATGCATAACGCTGATGGCGTTGAGGATGAAACAGTAGGACAACAATATTTAGAGACACATAATAATTGGCCTGCACAAATGTGGATTCAAACATCTTACAATACATCTAATAACACTCATAATAATGGTGGTACAGCATTAAGAGGAAATTACGCAGGTATAGGTTATACTTGGGATGAAGATGATCAAATCTTTTGGCCTAAAAAAACTTATGCATCTTGGGTAAAAGATACTACAACTGCAATTTGGAAATCACCTATTGGTGATGCTCCAGCATTAACAGCTGAACAAGAATCACAAAATACAGCAGATACTCACGATTGGTATTATGCTTGGAATGAAGCTAATACAACTTGGGACTTGACAGACAGCAACGCATAAATTAAAAATGGTGGTGGTATGCAGAGACAAGTATTAACAGAACAAGCTTTATATTACGGTGATGTGGCAATGCCTAAAGATTGGGATATTGACCGAGATAAATTATCAGGCGACATCTTACAATCAGTAATTCAAAACAAAAATTTTCCATTTTCAAGAACTTGGGATATGTTAAATACATATATGCGAGATCACATTGGTCTTGAGTATGGTGTAAATTTAGTTAACAAAGAAACGTGGGGAAATATTTATAAACCCCAAGAGACTACAATTCCTTTATTAAATATTGATCCGGTGGATCTACGTAACTCTCCAGACTTTACTATGCTTTACGGCGTTAAAGTTAAAGATTGTAATGTTCGAATACATTACGAAGATAACAGACGTAAAGGAAGATCTTGGGATATAGAACTTAAAAATAATATGTTCATTATGTTTCCATCAACTAATATGTATTACTTAACTAACAATCAAAAAGATTCATTAAACTTTGTGCAAACAATAACTTATGAATATATCTAATTACTACTGGCATTTTCCTGCAGCACTTACACCAAAGTTTTGTGATGATGTAATAGCTTATGCTAATCAACAAGAAGAAGTAATGGCAAGAACTGGTGGATATGGTGATAAGAAATTAAACAAAGATCAAATAAAAGATTTAAAAAGAAAAAGAAACTCCGATCTAGTATGGTTAAATGATACTTGGATTTATAAAGAATTACATCCATATGTTCATATGGCTAATAAAAATGCTGGTTGGAACTTTGATTGGGAAAGATCAGAATCATGTCAGTTTACAAAATACAAACACAATCAATATTATGATTGGCATTGTGATAGTTGGGATAAAACATATGATAGAAAAGATCCTAATCATCCAGAGCACGGCAGAATTCGAAAACTATCTATGACTTGTCAATTAACAGATGGTTCCGAATACACAGGTGGTGAATTAGAATTTGATTTTAGAAACTACGATCCACATATGAGAGATGAAAGTCAACACTTAAGAAGAGCAAAAGAGATTTTACCTAAAGGATCTATTATTGTGTTTCCTTCTTTTGTATGGCACAGAGTTAAACCCGTAACCGCTGGCACAAGATATAGTCTTGTTGTTTGGCATTTAGGAAAACCATTTAGATAATGTTTATTTACGAAGACACCATTAAAAAAGAAATATGTAATGATTTAATTAATTGTTATGAAAATGCTAAAGATAAAACAATTCACGATGACAAGTATAAAAAAATGAGTGAAATATATTTTAACTTTGAAGACAAAAAATTAACTAATTATGCTTTAGCATTATATAATATTTTACAAAAATATAAAAAAAAATATAAATATTTAAATAAAGGA